TTACCATATCCTATTGTCGGTACTTTTGCAGAACATAAATAAGGCTTTGCACTATATCCTTCAAATTCTGTAATAAGTAAATATCCAGCATTATTTAGCTTCATCTTTTTTGCTTTTTAACCAATCAAATATTTTCATACCTGTATATATTATTGAAACTAATAGTAAAACTACTTTTAAATTTGCTTCTGCTTTACTTAATGAAAACAAAAATACACCTGTATTCAATAAATAAATTTTTAAATTATCAATCATTTTCTTAATCTTTCTACTATTGTTGTAACTCCTTCTATTCCTATGTAAGCGGTAGCAATTATAACCCAATCACTTGAAGTTAATTGACCGCTAAATAAACCCCCACAAGCTACCATAAAAACAAGTAACTTGCGAGAAATCCATTTACTTAATATTATATCAAACTGTTCCTTGCTCATCTATAATTGCTTCACATCCAGCAAAACCGTGTACTGGATTATTTGGGAATATTTCATTTGCGAAAACTATTTCAGTATCACTCATAACATCAAAAGCATATCCGTCAGCGTAAATAGCTTCTGTTATTACGTTAAAATCAGCATCGTAAGTTCCATTTGTTAAAACAATTTTACCAATTTCAACAACTGCGTGAATACCTTGACCGTAAGATAAATCTTGATTATAAACTCCTTTAGCTAATAAATCAGCTATTGCAGTTTCTTTGTCTAAATAGTTTAATTTATATATTTCCATTATAGTGTTGTTAATTGTGCAAGTTCAGTATTTGTTAAAGCCGTATTAAAAATTGTCGCTGAATTTATTTTATTGTAATTATCAGTGTAATCAGTATAATATCCTAAATACAAATTTGATGTTGTTGGTACTGTCCCACTAGCTTGTGAACCTAATAAAACGCCATTTAAATAAACTGCAAAATCATTATTTTTACATCTTGCAGCTAGTTTAATTCTTTGTCCATTAGTAAAAGCTCCAGAAGATGCTGCAAAAACTAAAGCTCCTACATTATTATAAATATAAAATCCAATTCTATTTCCAGATAATCCCTCAATAGAAATGTAGTTATTATATGTAGTACTTGCTCCTTTTAATATTAAGTATCTACTACTAGCTCCACCCATAGATTCAAAACCATCAAAAAACATAGTAAATTCAGTTCCTATTAAACTACTTATCCCTGTTTTAGAAATAACATCAGCGTTACGTGTTACAGTAGATGCAACTGTTGGAATGTATGAAGTAGCGTATGAGCCTGCTTCATTTTGAAAACCATAAACCAAGACGGATTTTGTAATTGTTAAATTATTATTTGCGTATAATCTAGCCCAATGATTAACAACTCCTGCCCCTATACTATATGTAAAAGATAATCTTACCCAACCATTACTTAATAAAACGCTACTTCCGCTTATTGCATTTGTCCCCGTTAATGCAAATGTATTTGTCGCCCAAGTATATGTAAATTGAGAAGTTACGCTACCTTGTGTAAGGTGAACAGCCATTAATTGACTAGAAACAACATTGTCAACATTTTTAACAAATACAGACATTGTATAATTTCCTGCTGTTGTTGACAAACCTTGCTTTTGCAAATAACTATCTCCTAAAGTAGTATTTGAAATACTATAAGTTGATGCAATTCCTTCAGGATTTACTTGAGTTCCTAAAACAGCGGTTACTCCAACTTTACCCCAACTTACATTGCTATAATCATTTGAATAAGTCAAAGCGTTAGTTCTCTGCGGCTCCACTAATAAACTCGGACAACTACCGTTTGTGTAATCAATACGTGGAATGTTTAAACGTGTTGTAGTTGGAAAATATTCTGTTGCTGTTGTTCCTTGTTCTAATTGAGCACCCCAAAGATATAAACCTGATGTTCCATCTCCTAAATATTGTTGAGGAGTTGATGAAGTAGTGGTTTGCATTAATACAGCCATTCTAACTTGACCGCCAACTAAAGCAGGACTTGTTAAAATTATTCTATACCAACCATTACCTGCGTTTATAATACTTGCTGTTACTCCTGTACCACTACTTAATAAAGTACCCGTTTGCAAATCAAATAAAGCTGTATGGTCTATTGCAGGTGTAATTTCTGTAATGTTTAACCTTAAATATCTTCGCTCTCCAACTTTTGCATAAATAGATGCAGTATAAATTCCTGTACCACTACTAAAAGTAGAATCCATAGAATGAAAACTATTAACAGTATTTTCTACTATTTTATCAGCTGTAGAAGTTCCTGTAGGTGAAGTTGTATTATTAGCAGTTATTGTAGCGTTGAATTTTCCCCAATAACCATTGTCAAAAGCTTCACTATATTGAGCTAAATTTCTTGGTACTACTTCAATCAATCCCGCACTATTTACTCTCGTTGCTGTTGTAGCACGAACTACGCCCATATCACCTAAAGTAGTGTTTGGAACTACTGAATATAATTTGCTTTCTTCATAAGCATTTGGAGTAACTATTAAACTCGCTTTATCTAATAAACTCATATCTTATCTAAATTTTCTAATGTTGCTAATAAACAAGATTGTGCTTCAAATACTCCTGAATCAGCTAAAACTCTTGCTTTAAAATTTGTAGTTATACCACCTTCATTTCCTACAATGTCTGTTTCACCACTCCAACTAACATAATGTGATTTACCCCAAGATATAATGTTATTAAAAGCACCTTGACCCCAACCTATATTATTGTTATTTGCTCCTTGTCCCCAGTCTGACATAATTAATAAACTTTAGTTAATGTGAAATTTTGTGAACGTATTGAATTAGCAGCATTATTAGTTATCCATTCTGCTGTAATTGTTAGTGTATTACTTACAGTTGTATTAAAAACAGTATTACTTACTAATCCAAAATTTATGCCTTCAATTGCATTTGAAGCATCTTTGTTATATGTAAAACTTCCGTTTGCAAATAATTCAGCAACTCCTGCACCACCTATTTTTGTTACTGTAAAATCTAATATTAAATCAAATATTTTATTTGTAGCTGTCGCTAAAGTATATTCTAAAGCATCTATAATAACAACCCCGTTTGATTTAATTCTAAAGTGCAATATTTGATTATTTGTGTTAGTTAAATTACCACACATTTTAGCAGCAAATGAATCACCAATTTTAAGTGTATTAGCAGGAATAACTAAACTTCCTACACCTGTTCCAATTAAGTCTTTTTGTCCACCACTTGGAGCATAAACTACAGCAGTACCTAAAGCAGTTTGTGCATATAAGCCTTTTGAAACTTCAATAAAATTATCATTAACTTTATCAAATGCATTTCTTACTGTATCACCAGTACCATCATTTGCAGTTGTTCCTATATTAATTACTTGTATCATTTCTTTTATCTAATTTATTTAAAAAAATTTCTAATTTCTTAACGTTTACTTCTTTCGGTTTATATGTTTCTTTTATAGCACCCATCCTGTAAAATTTGCGTCTTTATCTGGATATACATCAGCATTTGAATTACTATTATATTCAGGAAATGAAGATTGATTAAAAGTCATATAATCAATGAATCTATTTGTATAACTTTGTGCTACATCACGTTCTTTTTCAATTAAGAAATCAATTTCATTCTTTTCAACTGTTGTACTGTTTTCAGAATTATGTTTAAATACTCCTTTTGAAGATACTTTATAAGCTGCGTAAGGTAAAAATTCTACCATAGCCCAATGTATTACCATTGGTTTAATATATACGCTTAAAAGCGTTGTATATGGACTTGCTAAATTACCTGCTACAATACCATCATTAATTTTGTTATATAGTTTTGTTCCTAAATAATTCTGTATGTGCAATTGTTGTGCTTGAAAAATATACTGAGTATAAATATCAGGGTCTAAATTACCATTTAAAACAGTAAATTTAACTATATCATTTGTTGAAATAAATAATCCTTGTGCCATATCTTATTAATTTGTATATCCCATTTTATCCCAATACTCTTGTGTATATCCTTTTGTAGGCATATCACTTGGTTTCATTGCTACTTCTTTATCGTTTCTAATTCTATAACCATATTTTTCAGCAGTTGCAGAACTAATAGCTTTTGCATTTGGATTTGTAGGGTCAATTTTAA